CTTCAAGCACGGCCATCAGAAGCCGTCATTCCACTGCGATCCCGCCCGGCCCATTGGTGGCTGCGATGAAAGGTGGGATGCGAAATGAGCGAGATCTCGATCAGGTGGCATCTGATCCCCGATGGCGTCACGTCGATCGTCAAGCTCACGATCGAGTGTGAATTTCCAGTCAACACCGCGACGGCTTCTGCCGAGGCTGAAGAGGGAATCGCACAGCTCGTGAGTCAGATCAGCGTGCACGACGTTTCGGTGGTCCGAGAAAAGCTCACTGCCGCGCGCTGGTTCGGCGAAGGCTGGGATCGACCTGATGAACCGAGGGTCGCTAGCAAATGAACAACACGACTGCCAAGCGGCAGGTCCTGCAGCTGGCCGAGGAGGCGCTGTTCCTCGCCGGCGAACAACGGGAGTTCATTACCCGCGAGGTCCGGCTGTTGAAGTTCCTCGACACCCAGGAGGAGCTCGATCGCGCTGACGAAGTCGGAGCTCGCAAAGACCTCCGCTCGGCCCAGCGCCATCTTGCCGACATCGAGGAGCGCAACGCGCAGAAGGCAGAGGTCCGCGCTCAGATCCGCGCTGACTTTACGGAACAGTCGGAACTCATCGATACACAGAGTCGGACGCTCTCAAAGGACGCGACGGCAGCCGGTTTCCCTCACGCCCGAAACGAGCTGCTCGCCAACGGTGGCGTGCAACGGATCGTCGATGCCCGCAAAGCAGGAACCGTCTCTCAATCTGAATCGGAGGCTATTTAAATGACCACGACGATCGTGCGCGACCTCGACCTCGAGAAGCTGGTCCTGCTCAAGGGTTCACATCAGCCTGACTCGCAGTTCTGCGTGATGGAGGCTGTCGCCTATGTCGCCGGCGAGGACTGGTCGGACTCGCCGAAGTGCACGAGCCGCGTGATTGCCGCCTTCATGCGGCGCTGGAACGATTCGCTGAACGACACCGACCGTCAGATGCTCAAACCCTACATCGTCAAGCTGGTCGGGACGGCTGCTCCCAAGGAAGTCGAGCGGCGCCGGGCATACCTGGCGGCTGATTGGTGCACCCGGGTTGCCGTGCCGAAGGCATTCCGGCGTGCCGGTTGGACCGAGGAAGCGGAACGCCTGGAGCAGCTGCTCCAGGTCGTCAACACGGAGACCTCGATTGCCGCGCGCGATGCTCTGAGAAGCGCAGCGGACGTGGCCTACAAGTTCCGAAGCGATCGGCGAGCGCAGCTCGCAGAGAAGCTTCGGAACTTGTTAGTAGCCGGGGCAGCCGGGGCAGCCGGGGCAGCCGGGGCAGCCGGGGCAGCCGGGGCAGCCGGGGCAGCCGGGGCAGCCGACCTTGCTCCCAAGATCGTCGAGGCGATCAAGAACAAGCCAGCGAATCAGAGCGTGTACGACGCCACGTACAGCTTCGTGTACGCCGAAATGCGGCCGGGCTACGACGAGCTGCTGAAAGACCTCCGCGCAGAGATGCAGGCCAGCGCTCTCGACCTGCTCGACCGGATGATTGCTTGCGGCCAGGAGGCCGCATGACCGACGAGGCATTAGAGGGGGAGGTCGTGGGGGCTGAAACAAGGGGCACGCTGGCACTGAAGCCGGTCAACGGTACGGCGATTCAGGAATGGACTCCGCGCTTTGCGATCAGCGTCGACGATGCAGTCGAGGTCGTCAAGCAGAAGCGCGAATTCATGGATCGGGTGATGCGCAAAGATGAGCACTACGGCGTCATCCCCGGCACCGGTGATAAGCCAGCATTGCTCAAGCCTGGTGCGGAGCTGCTCTTGTCCTCGATGGGGTTGCGTCCGGAATTGATCGATGCGGCGCCGCCGGCGGAGGACTGGACCGGCGAACACCATGGCGGGGAACCCTTCATTCAGTACCGTCGCGCCTGCATCATCTGGCGCCAGGTGGGACCGAATCCCGAGGACCGAGTCTTCATTGCTCGGGCTGAGGGCAGCTGCTCCAGCTGGGAAAAAAAGTACCGCTACCGCAATGCCGCGCGCGTATGTCCTGAATGCGGCGAGGCAACCATCATTCGCGGCAAGGCAGAGTTCGGTGGCGGCTGGCTCTGCTGGAAGAAGAAGGGTGGTTGCGGAGAGAAATTCACGGATGACGACTCTCGCATAACCAAGCAGGAAGTCGGCCAGGTCGCTAACAAGGACGTCGCCGATCAGGCGAACACGATCCTGAAGATGGCCGACAAGCGCGCGATGGTCGCGGCCACGCTCGTCGCCACTGGCTGCTCTGACATCTTCACTCAGGACATCGAGGACGGCCAGGAAGATCCGGCTGATTCGAGGGACGAGGGCCAGCCACGTGCAGTTGCTCAGCCGGCAGCCGCACAGCCGCCAGCTGCGGCGCAGAACTCAGAGGAGGCTATAGCCAGATTGATCTGGCTTGCCACTGCCCTGCCGAAGCCACTGGCAGTGATGAAGGATGAGAAGCGGATCCTCGCGTTGCTCAAAACGTCCAGCGTCGACGCGCTGACCGCACGAATCAACCATGAGCATCAGACGCAATGCGGGCTCACCTGTGAGCACCTGAACGAGAAGGCCTGAGTTGCCAACACCGAAGGAAGGCTACTTCCTGAGCGACGGCGCCAAGGTTCCGGGGGTGACAACGATCCTGGGCCGCTTCAAGGAATCCGGGGGCCTCATGCAGTGGGCGTTTGCGCAGGGCAGGAGCGGGGCTGCGTCTTTGTATGAGACGAGCAAGGTCGCCGCCGACATCGGCACGCTCGCCCACCTCATGGTCGAGCACCACATCCATCACCGGGGCGCGGTTGAGCGGCCAGCCGAGATGAGCGAGTCCGATTTCGTCAGGGCCGAGGCCGCGTTTCATTCGTATCTGACGTGGGAGGAGCAGACCAGCCTGCGCGTTCTGACCACCGAGGTCCGCCTGGTTTCTGAGAAGCATCGCTTCGGAGGGACGATCGATGCTTTGGGCGAGATCCGCGGACATCTGTGCCTTCCTGACTGGAAGACGTCGAATGCAACCTATTCGGATTACCTGATCCAAATCGCCGCCTACGGTGCCCTGTGGGAGGAGAACTTTCCCGACCAGCCGCTCGAGGGTGGTTTCCACCTCCTTCGGTTCGCCAAAGAGAACGGCGATTTCCACCACCACCACTTTCCGCGTCTCGATGATGGCTTCGAGATGTTCGTGTGCCTTCGTCGCGCCTGGGACCTCGACAAACAGCTGAAGAAGCGCGCGGCGTGACGCCAGCAACAAGGGAGAAGGAATGAGCATCAGAGACGACGACGTCAAGCAGGCGATCGGCCAGGTGGCCAAGTTGGGCGGCTTCAACATCAAGCGCATGGCCACCACCGATGACCTGAAGGATCACACGATCACCATCACCATCACGCGGACGAGCGATGGCTGGCATCAGGAGCGGCTCGCCTTCGAGGATGAGATTGACCAGGTCGCCACGGTCGACGCAAATGGGCATGTCGAGAAGGTCGAGACCACCGACCCGAGCGACTTGACCGAGAAGGACGAGACCCTGGCTGCAACAGAGCCGGATCCGGATGACGCCGGCGACGACCCGAAGCCCGAGGTCCACCTGGTCGGCGAGGCCGCGGCCGCCGGTCGGAAGAGGCGCTAATAAATTGGCAGCCACTCAGCCTGCCGTGGCGGGCATCTATCGCATCGTTCCGATCAAGTCGATCGAGGTCGAGTCGGGCTTCAACAACCGCCGCTCACTCGGTGATCTCACCGAACTCGCGGCCTCGATCAAGTCGGTTGGCCTGCTCCAACCGCTCATCGTCTGGGAGCCGAACGGCAAAGGCAAGCTGAGGCTGATCGCTGGCGAGCGCCGGCTGGAAGCTTCGCGAAAGGCCGGCCTGAAAGATATCCCGGTCATCGTCAGGTCGCTTGATGAGAAGGCGCGCCTGGAGGCGCTGCTCGTCGAGAACCTGCACCGCAAGGATCTTGATCCCCTCGAGGAGGCGGACGGCTATCGGCGTCTGCTCGAGCTCGGCCTCAAGCAGAAAGAGGTCGCTGCCAAGGTCGGCCGCAGCGAGGCGCACATTTCTAAGCGCCTCGCCCTGACCAACCTGAGCCCGCTAACGGCAAAGCTGCTCGCGGCCGGCACCATCCCGATCGACTCGGCGATCGGCCTGGCCAAGTACGGACCCGAGCATCAGGACCGGGCGATCAAGCACGTGGAGAAGATGTACGGCAAGCTCGAAAATGCCGCGCCGTACCAGCTCAGGAACCTCGACGATCGCGCGAGGGAGGAGGCTAAGAAGACCGAGCGGGCCAAGAAGAAGGCTGATCTAAAACGCCGCCTGAAGGAGGACGGCGTGGCCATCCTCAGCGCCCAGGGCAGCTACCGCTGGGGTGAACCTGGGCAGCCCTGGAAGCTCGGCAAGGCCATGAGCGAGTACTCCCGCGAGGGCCGCGTAGATATGACGCCGAAGCAGCACGCGGAGTTCGACTGCCACGCGGCCGCGGTGGTGGGCGGGGATATGTGGACCGAGCCGAAGATCGTCTACCTCTGCACGGACCCGACCTCGCACATGGAGAAGGAGGAAGCGGCGAAGCTCAAGAAGAAGATCGCCGACAGCAAACGCGACCCTTACGAGGAGCGCCAGCGCCAGGTAAACGCTGTCGAAAAGCAGATAAGCGAGGCGCAGGAATCGCGTCTACCGGCTCTCCGAGAGCTGCTCAAGCGAAACGACGCGGAGCTTGAGAGTCTCGCCCTCTGGACCTTCGTGCGGCGGTCCCATCCACAGGCCATGGCTCTCGTGCTCGGCCTGGAGATTCCGAAGGGCAAGGATGCCGCCGCCATCGTTGCAGACTACTGCGAGCGGTCGGATGTCAATCTTAGGCGTGCGGCCGGCGTCGTTGCCATCAACATCGGTGAGGACGCGATCGCGCACCTGGTGCTTTCGCAGGCGGGTGGCTATTACTTCGACCGCGGGGACATGCCGCATGCGCTGGCAGTCGCCGCGTGGTTCAAGCAGGTCGGGGTGCAGCTGAGTGACATCGAGCTCAAGGCGCTCGAGAAGGCAGCGAAGAAGTGAGCACCCTGCTCTTCGGCCTCGTGCTGGCGATCGCAGGCCTGCTGTTCATCGCGCTGGTCCACACAGTGCGTCGGCTCAGGAGGGCCAGGCGTGGCTAGCATTCCTCCCCGCATCGAGGCAAGCTGGTCCGAAGTCGAGCGGGCATTCGCGGGCGCCGGCCTGCAGGCTCTTGAAGAAATCAAGGCGGAGGCCGAGCAGATCGCGCATTGGACGGGCGTCCCACCGGACGAGGTCGTGAAGGCACTGAGCTGCCTCGAAATGTGGTCTATCGCCGGTCCGCGGTGCGCTGATTGTGGATGCATGGACGACAACGCCTGTGAAGGCGGCTGCGAGTGGACAGACTCGAGCGAACGGGGTTCGATGGTCGACCTCTGTTCGAGGTGCGCGGAAAAGAGACAGATGGAGGTCGTCCGATGTTGAACGACCTCATCTTGCGGCGGTGGGCCCCGGAGATCCTGCTCGGCCTTGACGCAGGGGCAAAGCGCTTCAACTGGCTCCTGCAGGGCATCCCCGGAATCAGCGATCGGGTCCTGACGCTAAGGCTGCGCGAGCTCGAGGACGCAGGCCTGATCGAGCGCCATGTCGAGGTCATCAGTCCGATCAGCGTGCACTACATGCTCACCGCAGCCGGCGCCAGATATATCGATCCCCTTGAGCAACTGCGCGCCCTCAGTATCGAACAGCGCCAGGAGGTCACGAGCCAAGCCAGCTGATCTGTTTCGTCACGCCAAGCGAGTCCCGCCAAGAGTCGCTGCCGTCGGTCATTGAAAGAGAGGATTCACCGCTTGTCGGTTTCAGAGCTGGTCGTCGTCTGGCCGGTCCAGGTACCCGCGCATATCCCTGGAGGCCTCGCAGCCACCATCGAGCGGGAGCGCGCGAACAAGGGCGACTATCCGCCTGAGTGGCCGGGCGTCGCGTGGCTGGTCAAGACGATCGCCAGCTGGAAGTGTGAACGCTGCGGCCACCCGCACTCGGGAACCATGGCTGACGGCTGGGGCCTGACAGTCCACCACCTCGACAAGAACAAGAGGAACCTGCAGCACTGGAATCTCGCGCCGCTCTGCCAGCGTTGCCATCTGAAAATCGAGCACCGCGTCAGCTTCTACCAGGAGTGGGCCTTCGACCACTCGCCGTGGATGGCGCACCACGTGGCCGACTACAACGAATACGCGGCGCCTCGAGGCCTGCCGCTGCTGTCACTCAACGGCATTGAAGCGCGCGACTACTCGAAGGAGTGGTCGGCATGACCCAAGTCATCGACGCGAAGGGCCGTTGGATTCTCACTGACGAGCCGTGCCGATTCTGTGGGACGCCATCCGATCTCATGCATCCCGCCGGCGTCGTCAGCGGTCGCTGGACTTGCACCAGGTGCGGCCGCAAGCAGAACGACGTCGACCGCGGTTGCGTGGTCTGCGGGAAGCCTGGCGTCGGCCTCCAACGCGTCTGGCCGGATGATCCGCACTCACTCGGTATGGATGACGGTCATCTCGCCTGGCTCTGCGAGGAGCACCTGGTGCCTGATGCCTATATCCACCTCCCAGGTCCTGGAGACGGTGAGCCATGACCGAATCCTTCTGGCAACGGCTGCTTCGAACCTTTCTTGGCATGGATGTGCGCCTTCAGCTGCGCGGCGATCGCGAGCTCGTTGGCACGCTTGAGCACCTCGCCGACGACAGCTGCCGCGTCAAGACTGAGGACGGCAAGCTCGTGCAGGTCGACTATTTCGACCTTCGCGGTTGCGAGGCTGCGAAGTGAGCAAGGTCCTGCGTATCTCGCCTGACCTGGCACTGCCCATCGGCGTCGCCAATAAGACCTTTCTGCTGTTTGGCAAGGGCGGATCCGGCAAGTCCAACCTTGAGGTGGTGCTCGCCGAGGAGCTCTATGCCGCGGGCATCCCAACCTGCATCGTCGACCCGGCCGACATTCATTACGGCATTAAGAGTGCCCGCGACGGTAAGAGCGCAGGCCTGCCCTTCATCGTCTTCGGTGGCCTCCACGCCGACGTCCCCATCTATCCCGAGAACGGGGCGCTCCTGGCTGACCTCTTCCTCGACCGCGGCCTCTACATGGTCATCGTCACTCAGCCCTGGACCGGTGGCCAGCGGACGAGGTTCATGACCGACTTTGCCAATCAGCTTTACCGGCGCGGGCCTGAGAAGGAGCAGCGAGGCAGCGCCCGGGTGTTAATGCTCGAGGAGGCACACGAGTACGTCCCACTTTCCCCTGGAAAGGGTGAGGAGGAAATGCTCGGCGCCATGAAGCGGCTCTACACCGTGGGCCGCAACTACTGGATCGGCTTCATCGCCGCGACCAGGCGGCCGGCCAAGATGCACACCGACCTCCGCAACGGCGCCGACATCACTGCCTTCTTCCAGATCGTCGGTACCCAGGACCGCAAGGCCATGCAGGAATACCTGGGCGAGAACGCGCCAGAGGACGTTCGCAAGGAGATCCTCACCCACCTTGCCAAGCTGCCGGTCGGGACCGCCTACTTCTATCAGCCCGACGCGGATCCATCCCTGCAGCGCCTCAAGTTCCGCTACCGGAACACGCTGGACACGACGACCACTGAAATCACTGCCGGCCACAAGGTCATCAAACCTGTGCTGGCCGCGGTCGACCTCGAGCAGCTCGGCGAAGCGATGGCGGCCGCACGAGAGAAGCAGAAGGCTGACGACCCGCGCGAGCTACGCAAGCGGATCCAGGAGCTCGAGCGCCAGCTGCAGCAACGCATCAAAGATGCAAAGCCTCAGGTCGAGGTCCGCGAGGTCGAGAAGATCGTCGAGCGCCTCGTGCCAGTGCCGGTCGATGAGAAGCAAATCCGCGCGGTTATCGGACGCGCGATCGCCATCAAGAATGAGGCGGACCTGATCACTGAGCTCGCGCAGTCGATCCGAACGAAGAGCGAGAACCGTACCGCCCCGCTGAAGGGACGGGCCGTGCAGCCGGCTGTAGGGGCCGGCGCAGGCATGGCAGCTGAGCGCGTGGACCTCCGGCGCGCGAATGCTCCACGTCCTGCGGGTGAGGCGCAGCCTGTCCCTCCGGTGGCACCAAATGGTCACCAAACGGTGCCAGATGACCTGAAGCTCGGCGTCGGTGAGCGCAAGGTGCTCGCCGTCTTGTCGCAGTGGCCGGATGGGCGCGCACAGAAGGACGTGGCCTTCCTCGCCGGCTACTCAGCCAAGGCCTCGACGCTCGGCGTCATCCTTTCTAATCTGCGGCGGTCTGGGCTTGTCGAGCCTGGCCAGCCTGTCAGGGCGACGGACGCAGGCCTGGCGGCCGCCGGCGGGGTTCAGGAGCTTCCAAGCGGTCCGGAGCTCCTCGAGCATTGGCTGCGGCATCCGCGCATCGGAGAGGGCGAGCGCAAGGTGCTGCGCGCTCTGATCGATGCGTATCCGGACGCTCTGAGCCACCAGGAGCTTTGCGAGCGGACCGGCTACTCACCTGACGCCTCGACGATGGGCGTAATCCTCTCGAAGCTCCGAAAGCTCGGCCTGGTTGAGAGTGGTGCGCGGCGCGTGCCTGACTCCTTTATGGAGGCGATCTCGTGAAGAGGATCCAGCAGCGCATGCTCGGCACGAAGGAAGACGGGAATCCCGGCGACTGCTTCAAGTGCTGCATCGCCAGCGTGCTCGAGCGCGAGTACGAGGAGGTACCGCATTTCGTCCAGATCGAAGGCCAGACGGGTTATTACCACCTCGACCTTGCCAACGGGTGGCTGCGCAAGCAGGGCTATCACCTTGAGCTCTGGATGCACCAGTTCCTTCGCGGCGATGATCAATTGCTCATTGGCGCCGACGGCAAGTGGATCTCCGTAGGCGACCTCTCGGGATTCGTGCTACCCGGCTACTGGTTAGCGACGGTCGAGAGCAAGCGGCTTCCGGGTGAATGGCACGTCGTCGTCATGTACCGGGATCACATGGTGTGGGATCCATCTGACGCAGTCGGCACGCCTGAATATGACGCCGAGCCATTCAAATGGACCGGGTGGGCCGACCAGTTCATCGCGCCGCGGCCAGACCAGGTTGCGCGAACGACATGACGCCAGAAGAGCGCGTCCAGATCGCCCTCGAGCTAATGCGGCTTGCGCGTCGCGACGTCGAACGGGCTGACCTCGAACCGGATCCGGTCATGCAGCGTCGTCACCACGTCACCGCAGCGGGTCGGTTGCGCCGGGCGGCGGATTTCCTCGATGACGAGGGGCGGATCACATGAGCGATCGCGTTTGTCCGGTGAAACACTGTGGCCGGCCCCTCGGCACCACGAAACGAGGCGACCCATGGCTCATGTGCAGAGCTCACTGGGCTCGCGTCGACCTCGGCCTGCAGTACAGGATTTGGCGCGCCTACAGGTCGTGGCAGCGATGCGAGCGCGCCTACCTGAAAGCCAGAGCTGAAGGCAAGCCGACCGGACCGCTGCGGGAAGCTCGTGTCATTGCCATCAGCGCATTCATCGACATCCGGAACGATGCGATCAGGCTAGCCAGTCGCGGTGAGGAAGAGCAGATGGAGGTCGCGCTGTGACGATCGAGACGGTAATGAAAGCCGCCTCCGCAGAGATCCTCGCTCTCAGCGAGCTGCGCGACCTGATGCACGACATGAGCTTCGAGTGCTTCGGCGAACGCCACACGCTAAACGGCCGGCGACTCATCCTCGTCAACGAGGAGGGCAAACCGGTGCAGGACGGCACCGGCGGCTTCTTTGCGTGGCCGAATGGGCGCCGTATCGGCAAGAAGGCGAAGGGATGGCCCGAAGGCCACCGCGCTGAACCCTGCGGCACGTGCTGGTCGTGCAAGGTCGTCAGCCTCGGCATCGGCTATCTCGATGTGTACGACGGCCGCGGTCGTCGCGAGGTCCGCCTGTGAACAAGCGCGAGCAGCTGCGGTATTTCCGCCGGCAGGACGACGCCGTCATGGACACCCGACTCGACCTCTTGCGCTGGCTGCAGATCAGCACCCACGACCTGATCGTCGTGGCATGCCGCGCTGGCCAGGCGGACGACAAGACGCTGAGCAAGCGGGTCTTCCGGATGTGCGACCAGCTCATCGCCGCGATGGACTCCGTCAAGGTCCTCGACCGCATCGTCGATGTTGAGGTCCATCCCACCTTTGGCTATGTCACCCATGTGGTCCGAGCTGATGGCTCGCGGGAAAAGGTCGGGCGGTGAACGAGCGAGTGCCGCTGAGCTTCCTGCTGGCCGAGAATTCGACTAAGCAGCCGCCTGTTGAGCCGATCGTGCCATTCCCAGCGCTCTACATGGAAGACCCGCGCATCTGCACGGCTGTCCTTGAGCGCACCGCGGTTCTCGCGTCGACGACCGATCAGTACGAGCGCATCACCGCGCGCCTCGACCAGGTCCTCGTGGATCCGGCGATGGTGGAGTGGCGCACCAAGACTGCTGACTACGAAGGCATCCGGACCGACCCGGCCGCGGCCAAGAAGCCCGGAGCGCAGTACCGGCGCTATGCGCACAGGGACAACGAGTCGGTGCGTGCAGCCAGCGACCAGCGTGCCCTTGAGAAGCGCCAGCAGATCCAGAAGTCCGAGGAGACCGAAATGCGACTCCTGCGCCAGCGTTCCAGTCAGAAGCCCGCCGCCACCAAGGAGGAACTCGTGAACACAGTAGTCGAATCGACCACCACCAATCCCTCAGCGAACACTACGGTGGCGCTGTCGGTCACGCGGCTGAAGCATTGCAAGCGATGTGGTGAGGACAAGCCCGCGTCTGAGTTTGCAGCCACAGGAATCTACGGCGGCTACTGCTCGACCTGTGAGCCGATCGAAAAGGCTGAGCGCGCGGCAGCGCGCGGTCTCAACCCCGCACCCACCATGAAGCGCAGGAGCTCGAAGCGGGCACCGAAGGCGACCCAGGCGCCGGTTGCATCGTCCAATGGAATCTCGGCGACCCCGTATGCCAACGTGGTCAAGCTGCTGCAGAAGCGCGACGCATTGAAGGCTGAGCTCGCCAACGTTCAAGAGCAGCTCCGGGAGGCACTCGTCTGACCTGGATCAAGCTCGACGACAAGCTGCATCGCAACCCTAAGGCGCGCGAATCGAGTGATGCCGCCTTCAAGGTCTGGGTGTTCTCTTGGTCCTACTGCGCCGACATGGTCGACCCCACCGGTTTCATGACCACCGCCGAAGCCGAGGGCTTCGTGCGCGGCCTACGGAAGCCGATTCGAGTGATCGCCGAGCTCGTGGAAGCCCGGATGTGGGATGAGGTTCAGGGTGGATACGCGATCCATGAATTCGAGCAAGGCTTGCCAGCGAAATCGACAGCACGAGTCCAGGCGCACCGGCAAAGGAAGGCGCTGGCGAACTCGATTACAAAACGTGAGGAGGCATCCGGAGCAAAGGCCTTCTTATTGGGGCGAGACGGCATGACCTGTGGATGGTGCGGCAAGGAACTCACAGAGCCAATGGTTGTTGACCACGTCGTGCCGGTTTCGAAAGGTGGCTCTCACGACCTTTCGAACCTTCGAGTCCTCCATAAGCGGTGCAATGCCGAGAAGTGGACATCTGACCATGTGAAACGCCTGACTTATCCAGGTGAAACACCACGTGAAACAAGGCCGCCGGTTGCCACTCACGCGCGCGCGGATCCCGAACCAGAACCCGTACCCGTACCCGGTAATGCATCCAAGAAGGCAACGCATGGAGTCCGTGAGGCGCTTTCTGATGCGGTTCAGAACGGCCACGCTGACGACCTGAGTCTCCAACTGGCCAGGCGAGTGAGCGAAGACGTACTCAAACGCACGCTCAGCCCGCTCGAAGTCGCGCTCTGTGACGAGTTCATCGTGAGCTATGCCTACCTCGGAGTCGATGACATCATCGAGCGCATGGAGTCACAGATCGAATGGGCAAAACAGCAGAAGCCCCCGATGACGCCCAGCTCGCTGGCTTTTTTCACGCAATCGCTTCGCGTCGAGAATGATCACCGCGCTGATGCCGGCAAACCGAAGGCCTGGCGGCCGCCACCAGTCGCAGGCGATCTATCGAGGCTCAAGTGAGCCTCCCGCTCAACCTCTGGCTCCGCAAACTGGAATGGGTGCGCCGGCGTATCCCATACGCGTACTGGCTGCTCTACGACGCGGTCATCGTGTGGGCGCTGGTCACAAGAAACCCTATCGCCATAGCGATAGCCTTTCTGTGTCTGGCGATCGCGGTGTTCTTCGACCTGGTGGAGTTCGCCGTGAAGGGGATGGAGTCGAAATGGTGGCGTCGGCTTCTCGAGGGCACGGGTCCACCCTCGTGACGCTGCGGATCCTCGGCCTCGACCTGTCGTTGACATCGACGGGTTATGCGCTGCTTGAAAATCTCGAGCCAACCACTCCCGAGCTGCCGTTGGGATGCGCCGTGATTTGGCATGGCTCAGTCGGCAGCACAACTCTGCGCGCGACCGAGCGCCTCCAGATGTTTGATGCGTGGATCCGCCGAACGATCAGGGACAACCGCCTCGACGAAGTTGCTATCGAGGGTTACAGCTATGGCTCGCCACAAGGTTCAACGCGCGCGTTCGCAATCGGTGAGCTCGGCGGCGTGATCAAGCTGGCCATCCATCAAGCCCGGATCCCCCTGCACATCATTGCGCCCGGTACCTGGAAGAAAGTTCTCTGCGGCAACGGTGCGCTGAGCAAGAAGAACGCCGCGGTCGAGCTCTACAAGCGCTACGGCATCGAGTACTCGTCGCAGGACACGCTCGATGCGTGGGCCGTGGCGATGTGCCGGCGCCGGCAAGAGCTCGGCCTTGACAAGCCAGAGCCAAAGGTTCGGAAACCCCGACTTTCCCGTGGAAACCAAGCGTCCCTCCCCATCGATCCTGCAATGGAGGCAGCACATGACGAAGCAGCGCCAGCCGCTCGCCTACGTTGAGTACTTCGACCGGCTGGAGTTCCCGAACCTCGACGATCGCCACTCATACGTAGATCCCGGCAGCCGCGAGAAGGGCCAACCTGTGGTGCTGACGCCGGCGGGCGATGTCATCCAAGGCCAAGTGCGTGTTGCTGAAGCTGTCGTCCGCGCGTGGCTCTTGGGCAACGCTCGGCCGTTCATCATCGCGACGGAGGAGTGGATTGCCGAGGCCGAGCGCGAAGATGAGGCCGACCACGACTCTCGGAAGCAATGGCTCGAGGAGCTGGCCTCCAACGCAGCCGGTCGCAACGAACTGTATGAGCGCGCGAGGCTCACCGTTCCCCAACTGCTGGCGATGCGTCTGGTCTACGGCGATCCGCCCATCAGCACCCGCGAGGCGGCCGTGCAACTGGGCGTCAGTCAGAGCTCTCTCATGGAGCGCCTCGCCAAGGCGAAGCAACACCTCAAAGAGTTTCTTGGTGATAGCTGAGGTATCACTTGGCGAGATCAAACCCGATCACCCTACGTTCTTGTCTGTAGAGGGCAATCGCAGCAGCGACGCAATTTCCGCCCTGGCACTGTTGTACCCCGCCCTCCTTGAGGCCGCGGCACTCTATCTGACTCGCTACGACGTCGACGGGCTCCGGCCTGAAGAGCTCGTGCATGACGCCGTCGTGCACTGGCTGAGTCAGCGCCGGCGCTTCATCTCCGGTGGCGCGATGTATGTCTGGCTGGCCAAGTGCATGAAAGGCCTTGCCTACGACGCCGCCTACCGCAGCACGGATGTGCTCGATCAGAGACCACTGAGCCTGGAGGACGCGCCCGATGGAACGTGAGCGCTGGCCGGACGAGATCTGCGCGGCCGTCGATGCAGTGACCTGTCCCAAATGTGGAACAGCGAAGGCCGACGGCGTGATGGTGATCGTGCGCTACCAGGCGCCGGTCTGGAACATCGTGAGCAACTGCTTCCACTGCGGGTTCATGCACCTGTGGCAGCACATCGACGCCGCGGGTGTCCTCAAGCCGAAGTCAGCGCAAGTGGTCGTGTCGGCCGACGCAATTCCACTCCCTGATTGGGTGAAGAAGCTGTGACCTGGAGCCTGAAGCTGGGCTGGATCCGCACCGCGGCTCGCATCACGCTGACCGCGGCGCTGGTTGTTCCGATCCTAGGCACGGTTGGCTTCCTCGCTCTCCCGCCTCCTCCGGTCCCACACTGCGCGCAGCTGGTAGCTGAAGCGATCAGCAGTCCGAAGTCACTCGTTGCCGGCAGCTTCAACTGCCTGGCCGGAAGCGAGCAAGAGGCCGCGGCGTTTGGTGGCTACGACGGCGACGCAGGCCTGCAGCGCGTAGCCCAGGCGCGTGGCCGAGACCATGTCAGCCTCATCGGCGCGACCGGAGACGGCGGTTATCTCTACGAGATGAGCGGCAAGGCAGTCGGTCCGGTGCTGATCATCATCTGGGTCGACTCCACCGGCCACGTCAGCGGCATCGATTCAGACCGAGCCCATTGAACGAGAGGCGATTGGCTCGCTGGTGGCACCGCTGGGAGCTCGGCCTCGTCGCGCTGCTCTTGGTGACGAGCGTGGTGGGCGTCGCGTGGGCCGAGCACCATGGCCAGCCACGGTTCCTGGAGACGCACCCGCCCCGTTGACCATCGGCGATCGCGTGACAGTGATCGCTCCAACGGACGAGTACGCAGGGTTCAGTGGCGTCATCGTCGATGCCACGAGGAACGGCGACCTAGTCGTGGACGTCGAAGTGCCCACTCGCTGGCGCGCGGTCTTCAAGCCCCACGACCTCGAGCTCGAGGCGATCGCCAAGCGTCGCAAGAGGTCCTCATGATTGCCCTCAACTGCACCCGCTGCGGCAGGCCGACGGACACCGACCACTCACGCGGCGCCGTCTGCATCGAATGCCTTGTACGCAAAGCAGTCAGCGCAGACCTCGCTGAGTACCGTCGCCTGTGGGCCAAGCGCCGGCGCTACCTCAGGGTCGGCGCCAGCCACAACGACAAGCAGATCACCCACCTGGCCACTCGCATCAACCGCAAGGTGCATGCACTACTCAGCGGAGCGCAGGCGATCGAGTTCTTCAATGCGCTGCTGCACGAAGCTCGCGGTAGAGCAGAGAGTCTTGATGGCAGGATCCTCGTCGCACAGACGGGGGATCTGCTTCGCAAGCAGTGGCCGGCCAGCGGCGTGCAAACCCCTTGAAAACATTGCGATCGCGATTCACTAGACCGCGTCTCAGCACGACACATTTCATCTCAGAATGCAGACCCCCTCTTGGGTAGACGGCATCCGACCGCCTGCTCGACCCCTCGCTGCCCCGGGCTGGCAGTTCGCGGTGGAAAATGCCAGATTCATCTTCAGGAATATGAAGCGGCGCGCGGGACAGCAACTGAGCGCGGCTACGGGTCGCCTAGGTGGTTGCGCCTGCGGGCCCAAGTGCTCCGCGAAGAACCGTTCTGCCGAGTGACTGGTTGCTATCGGCGCACAACCGACGTCGACCACATAGTGCCGAAGCCGCTCGGCAAGGACATCCGGTCGAACCTGCAGGGCCTTTGCCATGCGCACCATTCGGCGAAGACGCTCGCTGCGATACGGGGGTGATCTGCGGTGCCAGCAAGTGCAGGTCGGAAGAGCGCACCGCTCAAACTCAAGCTGCTCAAGGGTCGCGGCGAAGGGCGCGACTCGGGTGGCCGCAAGCTGGTCGAAGCGCCGCGTTTCCTCCGGTTGCCGCCAACCAAGCCGGCCGATCTCTCTGACCTTGCGAGCGACCATTGGGATCTGATCGTCGACGAGCTCCAGCGTCTCGAGATCCTGAAGCCGATCGACGCTGGCTCGCTCGTGATGCTATGCGAGATCTGGGCTCGCTGGAAGACCGCGCAATCAATCATCGAGAAGGAGGGCCTCACCATCGAGACGTCGCAGGGTGTCGGTAGGCATCCCGCGGTCGCAATCGCTGAGGTGGCCGAGCGTTCATACCGGTCCGCAGCTGCGGAGTTCGGTCTGTCGCCGGCGTCCGAATCGAAGCTCGCATCGAAGGGTCCATCGGGTGACGACGACAACCCGTTCAAGTAAGCCGTGCGCCGAATCGATCCGCGCATCTCGGAAGAGGTCCGCTGGTTTCTCAAGACCCGCGGCATCCCGTTCCCGGACTGCCCGCCGAAGATAAAGACCCCGGAGCCAGTCGGCGCCGACAGGGCGAAGTTCGATCCCGCTCGAGTCGACCACGTGCTGAGAGTTTTCTCGCATCTGCGGCACACCCAGGGTGAGTGGGCCGGGCGGCCGCTGAAGCCGGATCCATGGCAGGTCGCCTACTTCATCGCTCCGGTCTTTGGCTGGGTCCGCGAGGACGACCATGGCCAGCTCGTCCGAATCATCCGGCGCGCCACGATGGACGTGCCGCGTAAGAACGGCAAGACGACGACCGCCGGCGGAATCGCGATCGACCTGACGACTGCTGACGACGAGCCCGGTGCGCAGGTATATGCGCTCGCCGCTGGCAAGGACCAGGCCCGATTCTGCTTCGACCCGGTGAAGGCGCTCGCCGAGCAGGCGCCAGCTCTGAAGCCCCACGTGCGAGCACTCGCCAATCGCATCGTGCACCCGCGGACCGCCAGCTTCTTCGCGGTGGTGGCCAGCGTGGCCGATCTGATGCACGGCGCCAACGTCCATGGCGCGATCGTCGACGAGCTCCACGTCCACAAGAAGCCCGACCTGCTGCACGCGGTCGAGTCGGGCACCGGCTCGCGGCGGCAGCCGCTGATCGTGGTGATCACCACCGCAGACGATGGGCGGCCGGAGACGATCTACGCCAAGCGTCGCGAACGTCTCGAGGACCTCGCCGCCGGCGTACTTGAGGATCCCACCGTCTACGGCGTGATCTGGGCCGCCGATGAGGATGACGATCCGTTCGTCGAGCGGACATGGAAGAAGGCCAACCCCGGCTACGGCATATCGCCCACCCGCGCATTCATGGAGTCGGCCGCGCTCGAGGCGCGCCAGTCACCGACCGACCAAGCGAAGTTCCTCCGCCTCCATCTCGGGATCCGGACCTCGATGGATGGGGCGAAGTACCTCAAGCCCGATGAGTGGGCAGCCTGCGCTGCCTCGGTCGATCTTGGTGCGCTGAAGGCTCATGCAGTCTTCGGCGGCCTCGACCTGAGCTCGACAACCGACCTTGCCGGCATGGCGCTGGTCTTCCCCGAGGACGACGGGACCTATTCCTTCGCCTGGCATTTCTGGGTACCGAAGGAAGGCATCGCCGAGCGCGAGCGTCGCGACCGCGTGCCCTATCGCCAATGGGTCAAGCAAGGCTTCATTACCGCGACGGACGGCGATGTAACTGACTACGACCGGATGCGCAAGGACATCGGCGAGTGGCGCGCTCGGTTGCCCCGCTTGAAGCAGATGGGCTTCGACCCTTGGAATGCGACCCAGCTGGTGGGGCAGCTCAAGCAGGACGGCTTCGAGATGATCGAGGTTCCGCAGACGCTGACCCGATTGACGGATCCGACCAAGGAACTCCAGCGCCTCGTGATCGCGAAGAGGCTGCGGCACGATGGAAATCCGGTTGTGAAGTGGATGGCGAACAACACCGTCACCCGCTCCGACATCAACGGCAACATCCGACCCGACAAGAAGGCCTCGGCCGATCGTATTGACGGAATCGTTGCCGCGATCATGGCGCTCGACCAGGTCCTCCGTGTGCCTGAGAAGAAGAACCAGGGCTTCCTCGACTACATCAGCGACAAGCGAGCAGCGGAGGTCAGCAAGTGAGCGAGACACCGAAGCTGACTCCGAAAGACCGCCAGATGGAGGAGCTTCGCTGCGGGATCTGCGGTCTACCCCACCCATTCTTGACGGTCTGTCCGTTCGTCGAAGAGCGCGAGATCCGTTACGAATTTGGCCTTGATGGCGCTGGCCGGCGGCGCGCTCGGACCCGCATCGAGCGCACGAAGTACTTCCCGCGGCCGCAGCTGTTCAAGGCAATCGAGGAGGCAACGACTGACAGTGATGCCGCTCCCTCACGAGATGCCGCCGCTCCCGCCGCTGGCCGACGAAGAGTTCGAGGTCCCGGACGACGAGCAGCCGGGAACCGAACGCCCAGTTGAGCAGCCTGAGCTCGAGCAGAAACAGCAGCTGAATTGAGCACGCGACTCTTCATCGTCAAACGCGACCAAGATGGTCTCTTTCCTCTCGCGGATGGCCGGCGAGTCCAGACGCACGAACTACCGACCGGCGCGATGTGGCGCTGTGATTGTCATGGCGAGCGTGGCTGGCTGATCGTCCTCCCGCACCGGAATCCGGATCCGGAATGGAACCGGCTCTGGTGCACGCTAACCGGTGACGAGCAGAACCGTCGGTGGGACGTCACTGGCGAGGCCCCCGACATTACCGTCTCGCCCTCGATCAACTGCCTTGAACCCGGCGGATGGCACGGCTTCATTCAGAACGGTGAGATCACGGACGGGAGCTTCAATACGTGACGCTGGCTGCCGAGTACAAGAAGGCGCTCGCCAACTGGAACCCGGGCGCGCCGACCCGTGACATGACGGCGCAGGCGCAGCTGCTCGCGGCTGGCTCACTCGCACCAGCGCCCGGTGAGAACCCGTGGATGGGCTCGATGGGCCCGGGCGTGCCGCTACCGGCGCAGCCGCTCGATCCGGCTCGTCGCGGCGTTTCGATGCCGAGGCGTTGGCAGTATCCAGTCGGCACCAACCTCAGCGTTACGCCTGGATCGACCAAGCTCGTCGACTTCCGAACGCTCCGGATGCTGGCCAAGGTCTACGACATTGCGCGCCGCTGCATCGAGATCCGTCGGCAAGAGGTTGCTTCGATGCGCTGGGAGATCACGCCGCGCGACCCCGAGCAGAAGCTCGAGCCAGATCGGCAGAAGGCGCTGACCGCGTTCTTCGAGTATCCCGATCGGATCAATGGTCGTCGCTGGGACGGTTGGATCAAGACGCTGCTCGAGGAAGTCTTCGTCGTCGACGCCCTGGCCATCTATCCGCACCCGACCTGGTTGCCCGGCAAAGGTGCGAACGGATCCGATCTGTTCGCTCTCGAAATCCTCGACGGCACGACGATCAAGCCGCTCCTGGACATCCGCGGCGCCAGGCCAATGCCACCGCTTCCGGCGTACCAGCAGATCCTCTACGGGATCCCGCGCGCCGAGATGCTCGCCGACTCGACATCCCTCGACCTGGCCGGCGCACCGATGGCGCAGGACGACGTCCTCATCAAGCCGTACTTCGCTGGCGACGAGCTCTACTACGAGATTTACAACCCGAGCTCAGACAGTCCATATGGCTTCTCAAACATCGAGCAGATCATCGTCAACGTCAACCTCGCGCTGAAGCGCCAGCAGTACTGGACCTCCTATTTCACTGAGGGCACGCTCCCCGCGGGCCTCGTTGAGGTTCCGGAGGAGTGGGACGCCAAGCAGTGGCACGAGGCCGAAGAAACCTGGAACTCGATGCTCGCGGGCGACATGGCCTGGAAGCACCGGGTGAAGTTCTCGCCTGGTCCATTCACCCAACTGCGTCCGCTGGTCGGAGAAGGCACGGGCGTCGTGCTCTTCGACGAATGGTTGGCCAAGATCACTTGCATCGGTTTCGACGTCACCCCGACCGAGCTCGGGCTGGATCCCAAGTCAGGCCTCGGTGGCACGGGCTGGAGTGAACAGCAAGAGAACGTCCTCTACCGCAAATCGCTGCGTCCGATCACAGGGTGGATTGAGGTCATCAACAACGAAGTCCTCGCCACCTGGCTGAAGAGCCCGGACCTGATCTTCCGTTTCCTCTTCGATGAGATCGAGGACGCGGTCAAGAAAGCGCAGCAGTTCCAGATCGAATTTCAGAACGCGACGAAAACCTCAAATGAGCACCGTGGTGAGCTTGGCTTGCCGCCGAGCAACGAACCCAACGCAAACGAGCTGATCGTCGTCACCCGCCAGGGCCCCGTCCTGCTCAAGGACATCGACGCCGTGTCGAAACAGCTGGCTGGCCTGAATCGTGATGGTTCGCCGTTGAGCCCGGCAGCTGGAGGCAAGAGTTTCACCGGCGCCAGCCGTAGCAGGGCGGCTGAGAAACCGGACGACGATCCGCTCGCAAATCCGGGCGGCACTGCGCCACCCCCAGGCGATGCCACCAAGGTCGCTCAGCTGGAGAAGGCGAATGAGTCGACGCTGCGTGATCCGAAGAGCAACGTCCTCAACCTCGATTCAGACGCGCTCCGTCGCGTGATCGAGGCGACCGCAAAGGTCCCGACAGTCATCCTGTGTCGGCACGGATCCACCAAGAACAACGAGGAAGGCCTGCTGCGCGGCTGGCTGGATCCCGACCTCTCAGCCCAGGGCAAGAAGGACGCCAAGCAGCTCGCCGCAGGTTTCAAGGGCGCCGCGGTTGCAAAGCTCTACTGCAGCGACCTCAAGCGCAGCTGCGATACCGCGGAGGCGATCGCCAAGGTGGTCGACGTCGAGGCGACCGTGGATGAGCGGTTCAAGCCATGGAACCTCGGCGATTTCCAGGGGAAACCGGTCCAGGACTCACTCGACCAGATCATCGAGCTGATGACTGAGAAGCCGGACAAAGCGGCGCCAGGCGGAGAGTCCTACAACGACTTCCTCGAGCGTTATATCCCCGCTCTCAAGGACGCCTTCGCTGATGCGGAGAAAGCACCGGACCAGTTCGTGGTGATTGTCTCCCACATGCGCAACCAGCGAGCCGCACAGGCCTGGTTCGATGCCGGCATGAAAGGCACCAAGGTCAACACAGAGACGCTGGTTTCAGAGGACGAGGTCGGGCCGGGCGGCTTCATGGTCTTCGCCAAGGAAGACGGCAAGTGGGGCATTCCCGACGAATATGCCGAAGAGGTCGACGACGAGAAGAGCAAGAAGTCGCTCTTCGATGATCTCCGGAAGTGGCAGACCAAGGCGTTGAAGGCCTTCAAGGCGCGCCGGTCTCCGGCGGTGCCTTTCGAGTCGGCTGCCATCCCGCCAGGCGTCAAGGTTGGCCTGACCGCAGCTCTGACCAGGGCAGCGCGGCCAGATGAGATCCGCGCCGCCTTCGGTGAGGCACTTCAGCGGGCGGTTGTCGCCGACGCTCCGAAATCGGACGCGGTCGTACTGGCTGAGAGCATTCATGCGCTGGCGAATCGGCCGCAGCCGCCGGCGCCTGTGATCCACAACCACGTGGCTGCGCCCAATGTCCAGGTGGCAGCTCCACCGCCGGCGCAGGTCGATGTACACCTCGAGATGCCCGCCGAGCCGAAGACCAAGAAGATCACCATGCCCGACGGTAAGGTCACCAAGATCGAGCTTGAGTAGGCCGTGGCCTTCTCTAACTATCTGCTCAACAAACTGAACCAGCTGATCTTCGGAAACACCGCGTTCACCCCCCCGGCGACTATCTTCGTCGGCTTGTCGACGACGACGCCGAACCCGGACGGCACCAATGTCACCGAGCCCTCAGCGGCGAATGGATATGGGCGGGTCGCGGTCACCAACGACACATCTCACTGGCACACGACGCCAGGACAGCCACCCACCGGCGAGCGGCAGTCGAACGTACTCGCGGTGGCCTTCGCGCAAGCGACCGGCGTCGGCTGGGGAAATGTCACCTACGTGGTCCTTTACGACGCGGCGTCGGGCGGCAACTTCCTTGGCTTCGGCCAGCTGAGCCCGGTCCAGAATATCGTCGCCGGCGACACGTTTTCCTTCAACATCGACCAACTCACCACCACGATGCAATAGGCCATGGCAGCGAAGAACTCGGCGGCTGATGTCGCGGCCCTTGACAGCAACATCCAGGGCTCGGGCGTCCTCAAGATCATCCGCCGGACCGACATTACATACATCCGGGTCCGGCACAAGCCGCAACCGCCAGAGCAGATCCCGGTCGCTGCGAAGCCTGCTGTGATCGATCTGGCAGGTGAGGTCCGCGACTTCCGGCTCCTTGCGCTATTGGCGAGTGGCGTCATCACGCAGGACGAATACATCGCGCTGCAGCTCGCGGCCTAGTCCAGAACTTCCACCAGGAGGGCTCACCCCGTGGCCACACTGAAAGACCTGATCTCTGTGTTCAGCGGAGGATCCGTCCTCGACGAGGTCCGCAACACGCTGGTAGCCTCGGGCGGTTTCCTCGAGAGTCCGAGGTATGGCCGCGCCTCGCTTGGGCAGTATTACCGGGCGACCAATCCCACGTTCGGCACGGGCATCGCAGCTGGCATCGTGACCGCCTTCGTTGCGACGACGCCGCTGCTGATCATCCAGAACCCAGCCGCGAGCACCGTGAAGGTCTACCTCGATTACATCAAGCTGATGAACACGGTCGCGGGTGCGACGTCGACGCAGGCGCATATGGGGATTGCCCTCGACACGATCCTCCGTTACTCGTCCGGCGGCTCCCAGCTGACCGGCAACAACGTGAACACCGGCGTGGCCAACAACTCGCAGGCGACGATCCAGTTCGGAGCGCTGACGGCTGCTGCGGCGAGTGCCAACGTTCGCCTGCTCGGCCGCGACATCATCAAGACGCAGGCCGCGCCCTGCTGGGTCGTCGGCGATGAGGTCTTCATTAAGGCCGAGAACATGGACACGCCTGCCGGCGCGACCAACGGCGCCGCGACCGCGATCTATCCCGCTCCCTGCGGGCCGATCATCATCGCCCCCGGCCATTCGTTCCTGCTCTACCAGTGGAACATCGCGAACGCCACGACCGCGCCGTCGTGGGAGGTCGAGATCGGCTACTGGGAACGTCCGTAATCCAAGCCTCGATCCAGTAATTCACTCCAACACAGGAGGCCTCTCTGATGTCCAAAATCGCCAGCTTCTTTCTCCCCATCGTCAAGGTCGACAAGACCCCGGAGGGGCACCGCCTGGTCACCGGCACGGTCTCGACCGAGCGGCTCGACCTGGATGGTCAGATCGCCGACTACGGCTGGGCGAAGAAGGAAGCTCAGGCGTGGTTCGACATCGCAAACGTCCGCGAGCAGCATTCACGGAATGCCGTCGGAAAGGGTCTGGACCTCCAGCTTGACGATCCGAACAAGACCATCAGCCTCACGGCCAAGGTGGTGGATCCGGTCGCCATCGCAAAGCTCGACGAGAAGATCTACACCGGCTTCTCGTTCGGCGCGAAGAGCGTCCCGGGCAACCCCATCAAGGTCATCAAGGACGCTCAGGCCCCGAACGGCCGCATCGTCGGAGGCTCGTGGGTAGAGATCTCGCTCGCGGACCGGCCGGCGAATCCCGATTCGGTGCTCACAGTCGCAAAGGCAGCGGACTCAGCGATCGAGGTCGGCGAGGAGCTCGGTGAGTTCAGCGAGACCGATACCGACAAAGTCGCTGAGCCTGATGAAGAGAAGACGTCCGAGTCCGTCGCCGAAACCGAAAAGGCACTGACCGGCGACGAGGCGATTCACAACGCCCCTCTCGAAGCGGCTCGCGCCGCCATCCGCCAGCTCATCGCTCAAGAGGCGGGCGAGGCCGAGTCCGGCAATACGTATCAACTCCGCTACCTCATCGATGCGCTACAGGCGCTCGATGGCTTCATCTGGTCTGAGGCGGACGAGGCATACTCAACGATGGTCGTTGAGATGGCGGCCCTCACTGACAAGGCGATGCGCCGTGGCCTCTACAAGAGCGTCAGCGAGGCACTGAAGAAGGCCGCCGAGGATCACAAGGCAAAGATCGCCATCCCCGATGAACCCAAAGTGGCTGAGCCCGATGGCGAGAAGCTCTCGGGCAGGCCCGTCATCAGCGAACTCGTCGAACCCGTCAAGCCCGCCGTCGTCGTTCCCGAGACGAAGTTCGTAACCGAGGATGAGGTCAAGTCCGTCATCGTCCCTGACAAGCTCAAGGCAATGCTGCCAGAGCTCCTGAAGGAGCACACCCAGGTGCTCAAAGAGGTGCTCAGCGACGCATTCGCCGCCAAGGAGCTCGAGAAGACGGTCGAGACGCTCGGCAAGCGTGCTCAGCCCGGCGGTCCGGTCATCAATCCGGAAGCGGCAGGCCTGCGCGCGATCGAGAAGTCGCATCCGGTCAATTCGGTGGTCGATCCCAGCGATGTGCCCATCGAGGTGCTCGCCGAGATGAACAAGTACGCCGAGATGACCAAGAGCGACGACGTCGCGGTCTCGCAGTCGGCGCGCCGCGTCCTGGCGAAGCTCAAGACCAAGCACGGCATCGCCGAATAGTCACACCCCACATCCCAAGAAGGAGAGACGCATACCACCATGAGAACCCCGCTCGGCGCTGAGCTGGCGAAGGTCGGCGTGCTGGACGACGCCTCCCGAGTCTTCGGTGAGCACGTCGAAAAGGCCACCCTCCTCGTCGAGGCCGAAGAGGCCTACCGCTCAGCCTTCAAAACCCCGATGGCGGACGTCGAAAAGACGATCGCCCCGCCCCTCCGGCCGCTGGTCGGAGCGCTGATGGGATCGTCTGGGATCGCCTCAGACCTGATCGCCATCCAGAAAGTCCTGGCGGACATGGGCAAGGAGATCACGCTGACCTCGCCGCTGTCGACGAGCTTGGCGATGTACTACCTCCAGGTCCCCGCCAAGAAGACGTTCCCCGTCCTCTCGCCGTTTCGCAACTCGATGCCTCGGACCGACGGTATCGGCACCGCCGTGCACTACAAGGTCATCCAGGGCATCTCGAACTCCGGCCAGGGAGGCGTGGGCAACCTTCGCATCTCCATGGCGGAGCTGCCTCAGCTGACGCAGAACGGCGTCACGCTGAACCTGCCTCCGGAAATCGTCTACGCGGCAGCCGACGCCACGACCAACTTCGCGGCCCTGGGTCTCGGCTCCAGCGCGTCGATGATCGCTCAGTTCGCAGCCCGCGGCTTCCAGGACCTGCGCGAGCTGGCCGCGCTCAGCACCCTGCAGGCGATGATGATGGGCGAGGACCGCATGCTGTGGTCCGGCCGCACGGCGGCCCTCGGTGCGCCCACCATCGCGGTGGCCGCGCAGACGCCGTCGACGGGCTTCGCGGCCCTGACCGGCGTCACGACCAACGTCTTCGTCAAGGCCACCCAGGTGACCATGATCGGCGAGTCCGCAGGCTCGGCGGCACAGTCGGCGGCGCCCTCCGGCGCCCAGGACGTGCTGGTCACCATCACGCCGGCGACCACGAACGGCCAGGCGGAGGCCTTCAACATCTATGTCTCGACCGGGGCCGCCGACCCTGGTGATGGCTCGCGCTTCTTCGCGGGCACGACCGGCTACAAGCTCTTCGAGCTCGCCGGCGCGCTGCCCACCACGGGCGCGACGGTTCCCACCGTGGACACGACCAATAGCGCAAACGACTTCCTGGGTGTGTTCCGTACCCTGGACGCCGACTCGAGCTTCTACAACAAGGCTCTCGACACCGATCTGTCGCTGGCCGACATCGACAACGCCTGCGTCGACCGCTTCGACAACTTCAAGGTCTTCCTCCAGGAGGCCTGGACCACGGCGCGCATCCGCCAGCGCATCAAGGACCAGGTCCTCAACAACGGCACCAACGCCTCCGGCTACCGCGTCGTCCTCGACAACGCGAACACGACCGTCGGCGAGACGCTCGGCCTGACCGTCAGCGGCATCCTCAACCCCGCCAACAACCTGATCATGCCGCTCAACGTCGAGCCGTGGTTCAAGGCGGGCAGCCTCGCCCTCTTGAGCCGCACTCTTCCGTTCCCGAATAGCAACATTCCCAACGTCTGGGAAATGATGCTGGTCCAAGACTACCTGGGCATCGACTGGCCGGTCATCGATGTCAACTACCGCAACTCGGTCATCGCGTATGGCGCGCTGATCGGGTACTACCCGGCCGGCAATGCCTGGATCCGCAGGATCAAGAACTCCTACGGCGCTGGCACGACCATCCAGTAGCTCGCAGCTTCTCCGGAGGCGGCTCATCGGGGGCCGCCTCCTCTCTTTCCAAAAAGGAGTCTGATGTCACAACCAGTCCGCCTCGAACTCCCGCCTGGCTGCAACGGCCTGGACACGCCAGATCGCAGCAGGGTCTATGAACCGAAGGAGCGAGGGGGGGCGGTCGTGATCGACGACAACCCTGGCTATGCCCACGCATTGGCCGCCGCAGGCCTCCGTGTGCTGCCCTCAAAGGCGATCAGCCTGTTTCGCCCACCGCAGGCCTTGAAGAGCTGCTCGTGCGGCCGCCTCAACTTCGCAGATAACGACACCTGTCCTGTATGTGGTGCAGACATCTCATCAACGGAGGTTTTCGTCCAATGAGCAAAAGACACTTCGTCCGCGCGCCCCGCCCGGAGCAATACGTGCGGGACAGCCAAGGCGCGGTCATCAGAACCGAGCTCGCGCCCCACAGCGCGACACAAATCGGTTTCGACGGCAAAACGCTGAAGGCCAACAAGAACGGACTCTTCGAGGTCACGCAGGACGAGCACGACCGGCTGGTCGGCCAGCATGGCTTCGAGTCAGCCGGGACCGCGGATGACGACAGCGGCAAGCCCGCTTCCGAGCCCGCGACTGATCCGGAGGCCTCCAAGCAGGCGGAGACGAAGAAGGCCTCGCGCAAGCCGGCGAAGCGCACCGCGAAGAAAGCACAGAACCCCGCGGCCGAGGCTTAGTCAGCGGGCGTGCCTCGCTATCGCAACGACTACGACACGCCACGGTCGATCCCCGACGCCAACGTCGAGCTGGTCGAGCCGGGCGCGGAGTTCGAGTCGCCTATCGAGCTCCACAACCCGCTACTGACCCCGCTCAAGCCAGCTGGCCAGGTCTTCAACCTCGAGACCCTGCGATGGGAGAAGCCAGTTTCCGGCGGAAAGGCCAAGGCGAAGGTCGAGTAGATGACCCAGCGGCTGATCACCGGTCTCGAGCTGCAGGAATCGCCGACCGGTTTTAGCTGGTCCGACATTTCTGAGCTCGGAACGACGTCGGCGATCGAAGCGATCGAGCAGGCGAATGTGATCGATCGCGCATCCGGCATTGTCCGCGGCTACCTCGATCAGGATCCGACCGCCACCATCGACACCGAGGTCGCGCGCCTCGGCAGCGGATCCGTCAAGACCTGGGTCGACACCTATGGCTGGTTATGGTTCAAGACGGACCGTTTCCCGATCCTGTCGGTGACGTCACTGCAGTGGGCGACCACGCCCGTAGGCAGTGCAGGTCTCACCTACAACTCGCTGACTGCGGCCAACGTCCTCATCTATGGCGAGGACTTCCGGCTCAATCGGCTGGCGGATTTCTCACAAGACTGGACCTGGCTGCGCAACACGCCCGGGCTGATCAAAGGCGTCTACGTCAATGGCTGGCCCAACATGCTGCTGCAGGCCTCGATCTCGACAATCGGTAATCAGCAGGCAACAGTGGATACGACTACCGGCCTCACCACGACAGCGGGGGCGATCGGCAACCAATTGACGGTTTATGACGGCGCCAACACGGAAGTGGTCACCGTTATATCGGTCGATGACGCCACGCACTTCCACGCTATCTTCGCGAACACGCACACGGTCTCTGCGATCAATCCGGTCGGCATCTCGGCATTACCGTCGGACCTCAAGCAGGGGGCGATCTGGACCTGCCTGGCCATCGCGCGCGTGCGCGGTGAGGACGCCGTCCAAATGGATTCGAGCGGCAACGTCCATGGCACGACGGGCTCAGGATTTGACGGCGACGCCTGGGCGAAAGCCGAATACGTTTTGCAAAGATTTCGGAGGATCCCCTGATGGCTCGACGTCTCGCTCATCATGCGGCGGTCCATCACCAGCGCAAGGTGCTGCGGCACAAAGCGCGCCGCGCTGGCGTTTCGCGAAGACGACCCAAACGATCCGTGAAGGTGACCAGGGCCTGAAATGGAGCAAGTCAGCGTCACGGTCACTGGACGCGAGCGCGCGGTTCAGCGCGTCGACGCGATCAGACTCGGCCTCCGCGCTGTCCAGCGCCATGTGGCGAGCGAGTCAGGCCAGCTCCTTCGGGCAGCTCTTCGCCGGGAGGCCCCTCAGCGCACCGGCGCCATGGCGAAAGCGATCGGCTATCGGACCAGCGCCGACGGCGAGACGGTCAAGCTTCGCTTCCACGGTCCATGGAAAACACACTTTGTGACCAAGGGCACCAAGGAACACGACATCTGGGCCGGGTTTTACTCCGGCAAGTCGGACAAGCGGTTCCTGTTCTTCGAGGGATCCGGCGTCGCTCATGTCCACCACCCAGGCGCGAAGGCAAACAACTTCGTGCAGCGGGCCTATGACCGCTCCATCTCGGGCATCCGCGACCTGGTGCGCGCGGCCGGCGCGTCACTGATGGGCAGATGACCGAGCTGGCGCTGCGCTCATACGTGCAGACGCAGCTGACGACCAACGAGGTGCTGCCGACCGGCACCGGGCGCTACAAGAGCTTCACCGCCCATCGCGAGATGTTGAAGCGTGAAGTCCTCGGCTCTCACATCGTCCTCCAGATCGGCCGAATGAGCTCCCACGAGGTGCGTGAGGCCGGGGCTCGCGGCATCGGCAAGAAGCGCCTCGACTGGACCATCGAGCTCCTGATCGTTGCGAACGGCAAGGATCCGGACCTCGATGCGGACGACTTCTCCGTCTTCGTCGACAACACCAAGAAGGTGTTCCGACAGGCGAGTTTCACTCCGCTGCCGGCGACGCTGACGGATCCTCAAACGAGCGAGGCGAGCACCCTCACGCACATCGGCGAAAAGATCGAGCACGAAATCCTCGATCCCGACATGGAGACTGTGCAAGGCCGGATCCTCTTCCGCGCTCGCATCACGCTGACCGCGAAGGAAATCATCACTCAGTACTAAGCCGCTGCCGCGGCGATCGCTTGTCGCCCATCACCACACCTCGAAGGAGGCCATCCCAGCATGCCGCTCAACCTCACGCCCCAGCCCACGTTCCAGACCCAGATCGGCCTCGGCAAAGAGCCCATCGGCTCGTGGGGCATCGCTGTCGCCACGGCCGCCTACTTCCCGGTCGAGAAGCCGAAGTTCGAAGACGCCCCGAAGTGGCTGTACGACAAGGGCAACCGCGGCAAGCGAGCGCGGATCTACACGATCCAGCAGGGCGTGATCTCAACCCAATTCGAGCTGCCCGACATGAAGTTCTACCCCGACGACTCCGGCCACTTCCTGTTCGGGATTCTGGGCACCGATGTTGTCACAGGGACCAACCCGTACACCCACACGCTTACCGAGCTTGACTCGGTTCCGAACTCCTATACGCTGACCGACTTCAGCTCTCTCGGTGCAACCGGCCAGGCGCGCCAGTACACGGGCTGCTACTTGGAGGAGGTGACGCTCAAGTACACCGTCGAGGGTGACCTCCTTCTCTCCGCGAAGGGTTTCGGCAAGCCATCAACGCTGGTCGCCAAGCCTGCGGCAGCCTACTCAACGCAGCCGTTCTTTGAGGGTTATCAGGCGCAGCTCACGCTCGCCGGACAGGTCAATGCCCGCGTCATGGGAATGACCTTCACGGTCAAGCAGAAGAACACGATCATCTTCGGCGGCAACAACCAGCAGGGCCCTACCGCCATCAACGTTGCTGGCATTGAGATCGTTGGCCAGGCGGATGTCGAGCCCAACGACGAGACGGAGTTCCTCTACATGCTCAACAACACCCAGCCGACGTCGTCGCTGCTGTTCACAAGCGGCACGAACACCCTCACGCTGCAGAACACGAAGCTCATCTTCACCAAGGGCCCGATCGACCGCAGCGGAGACTACGTGAAGCTCCCGCTCAGCTTCGAGGCCGCATACAACGCGACCGACGCAGGCGTCTTCAAAGCAATCGTCGTCAACCCACGTTCCACGACTTACTGATATGGAACTAGACGAGCTTCAGTTGCCGTCTGGCGTGGGCTGGGTGAAGATGCGGCGGAAGATCCTCTGGGGCGACGAGATGGCGGTCGAATCCGCTGCGCTGGCTGCCCAAAGACAGGGCCAGGCGCTCCATGCAGTTAAACGTCAGCGCATCTTCCAGCTGATCGAGGGCTGGAGTCTCTTTCTGGCTGGAGACGGAACGATTGGGCTGAGCGGAAGTCCGCTGCCGATGCAACCGGAATCGCTCGACCGCCTCGAGCCAGAGGACGGCGCATTCCTCTACGACTACGCGAAACATCGCTTCGAGCATCGCGAGGATGTCGCAAACCCTTTCGTGCCCGCATCGCCCAAGTCCTCACTGGAAAGCGACCAGCCTCCCTCATCGGAACAGAAGTCGAGCTGATCCGCTACTTCCCGGCGTACACGGTGAGCGCTTTGCGGGCTGAGGACCGAATAGTCGTCCTCCACATGCTGGCTAGCTTGAATCGGAGGAGGGCTTCCTAGTGGCGACCGATGAAGAGCTGCTGGACATAGTTCTCCAGATCAGGGCGACGGGCCAGGCCGAGGCCGAGGCCGTCAACCAGATCCTCGCCAACACCGGCACCATCGCGACGTCAACCGCGACGCAGGTAGGCGGCCTGACGACGGCACACAAAGAGCACGCGGACGTCCTCCAGACGGTCAGCGGTTACACGACGACTTACGGTGGGGCTCTGACGGCGCAGGAGGAGCACTACGCCAAGCTCCAGCTCTCAAGCAAGGAGTTTGCGACCGCTGAGCGCGACATCACATCGGAGGCGTCGAACGCTGCACGCGCGATGGGTGCGATGGGCAGCGAGGGCGCGCATGTGCTTGACCGCTTCGCTGCGTTAGGCGGCGTTATGGGCTCGGGCGGGGCGCTGGGGATTGGGATCGGAGCTGCACTCATCGGTGGCGGCGCGGTTGTCGAGATGGGCAAGTCGATGGTCGACAACGCAGGCAAGCAGGAGGAAGCGCAACGCAACCTCGCGGCCGCCTATGCATCACTGGGCAAAGAGGTCCCGACCGCGGCGATCGACGCCTTCATCACCGATAACGAGCGGCTACTCCCGAACATGTACGAGACCGAGAACGCCTTCGCGTCCTTGGCCCGCGCAGGGTTCTCGATGTCGGATCAGTACCGGCTGATCAACGATGCGATCGACCTTGCCGCGGCGAAGCACATCGACCTGACCACAGCGACCAATGATCTCATCCTTGCCCACAACGGGCAGACGCGTGCCTTGGGCGATCTCGGGATTGCGATCAAAGAGGTCGTCAACCCACAAAAGGACCTCGAGAAGGCTCAGCGCGAGGCCACCATCGCGAGCAAGGAGAAGGCGGCAGCCGATCGAGCACTCTACGAGGAGACGATCCGCCTCCGCGATCAGGGCTATGCCCCAACCGAGAGCCAGCTGTTCCGCCTCCAGGATCTCCGAGCCCGCGATACCGATGCCACGCTGAAGAACAAAACCGCGCAGCAGGAGCTCCAAGTTGCGCAGGGCGAGGTCAATGCCGGCGGCAACCAGTTCAACGAGATCCTCGCCCAGCTCGAGCCGAAAATAAAAGGCTCCCGCGGTGATGTTAGCGACCTGGCGCAAGCGCACAACAAACTCTCGATCGAGTGGGAGCGTCTCAGTAATCAGAATGGTCCGGCCCTCGAGGGGGCCCTAGCGGATATCACCGGCGGTGTCGCGGACATGCTGCAGACGATGCGCACGAGCGACTCGGGCGGCGATAGCGGGTGGGCGCACATGGACGCCGGGATCATCTACTGGGGCAGCCTGGTCAAGGACGCGATCGGCTGGATCGGCGACCTGGGCAGCGCATGGGACGACCTGGTGCGCAAGGTCGGCGGCACCACGAGCGGCTCGTTCCGCCCTGGCCCCCACGGGCCCGTATACTCAGACACTTCCCCGGGCCCGGGCCCCTCCTCCCAGCCAGTCCCTGGTTACAACGTCAACACCTACATCTATGGGGTCACCGATCCCCAGGCTGCAGCCCGGGCAGCGCAGAGAGCGATTCAAGGAGCTCTACGCACATGATCGTGAACCAGCTCGACCTAGGCGGCAGCCACCCGTGGCTGGCTCCGGACCTCGGTCAGATGATCGGCGAAGTCCTTATCGAAGGCTACGACACAGCCGTCTGGCCGCGCGGAGCGCTATCGCGCAAACAGACCGTCGGCTTCCGTCTCATTGGCTGGCAGGCGATCGGCGGGGCGCCGGCAAACAGCCAGCTGGCCACTCAATACCTGCTGAAACAGGTGGAGGAACTGGCCGCCAACCGCGACCTCCAGCCCTGCTATATCCAGTGGAGCGCCACAGCGCAACCAGGTGCCGCGCTCAATGCCGTTGACCTACATGACGGCTGGTACACCATTGACGGCTTCCGTCCTGACTACGCCAACTATGTCGTGACGGGGATCGTCGATTGTTCGATGACGGTGACCTTCGTGGCCCCCGCGGCCCCGCACAGAATGGCGCTCTGGTACTCGGGCGCCGGGCTGTCCACGAACTACACCGGCGCAGGCATCAACCTCGTTGCGCTCCCGCTCGGCGCGACGGCGCTGGAGGCATCATTCACACGCATCGGCGGTGAGGGCGCGATCCCCTGTATCTCGGCTCCCGCCGCGTCTCCGGAGCACTTCATCCTCAGCGCCACCCTCGCCAGTACATGGAAGGGCGGAGTCCATGTCTACGACACTATCAACACCGGCACGAATCCGGTCCCCTCGGCGGCCAGCGGTCTGTTCGTCAACGCCAACTGGGTTGAGCTCTTCGGAACAGATCACGACTTCGTCGGCGATTGCGTGATTACGAACGGGCTACAACTCCTGCTCTTTCAGACCGGGCAGACCAACCTCTGCCTGGCATATCTCTGGAACACGTCGGCGGCCAGCGTCGGCTGGCAGCAGTATGGAACCCTGATCCTCCAGAGCAATGGCGCCGCCAACAGCAGCCTGCGCTCCTACTCGCTGATTCGCGTTGGTCCCGAAGAGGCGGCAATGTCGACGATCTCGGCGGGATCGGATAGCCAGGTTCAGCAGGTGATCCTTCGCTTGCAGCGCGGCCATTACGAGGTGCGCACGGACCTGCGCCCGCTTTCGCAGGCATCGGTCACCGCCAGCTCGCTGATCCTCCAACTTCCCGCCACGTACAAGATCGAGTTCAACTCCATGAAGGCCGGCGACAACGCGATCAGCGAAACCGCCCCGGTCGTCGCCACCGATTACGGGTACGGAGCTGCGTTCATCACCAGCACTACATATCCGCTCATCGCGGGTTTCCTCTACCAGAACAAGCCGGGCACATCCCAGCCCGGCGGTGGGGCCAACAATGCCAACGTCGGCCTCGGCGACACGACCTCGCTCGCCATCAATGCTCAGCGCTCCTACGGCTTCTTCGCTGTCCCATATGGGGTCAGCGGATCATCCAGCCCCGCTAACCTGCAGCTCCTCGCCACCGCGGCAACGGCGGTCGGCACGACCTCAACGGCGGCCGACGCGGCTTCTTCCGGAGGCACGGTTGTGCGGGCCCAGGGGAATCAGCCGCCAACCGCCACCGGCATATCCACAACGGAAACAGGGACGGGATTGGCGAATGGAGACACATATTTTCCGGCCATTCGCGCACGCTGCTCGCTGGCCAACGCGTCCGCCAGGCTGAAGATAGCGGGAATTGCGAACGGGCCGGTGGTCGACAACGTCTTTCGCTGGCTGCTGAACTCCATTGCCACCACCGCAACGGGCTCGGCCACAGACCAGTTTCTGCTGGCCGAGGAGATCTACCTGACCACGGTAGCCACGCCGGCGGCGATCTATGCCTTCACCGCCCCAGTTCACTACTACCGCCTCGGCGAGGCGAGTGGAACCGTCGCGACGGATGCGATGGGTAACGGCAACGGCACCTACACAGGGTCTGGCATCACCTATGGGGTGACCGGGATTGGCCAGAACACCGACAAGGCGGTCACACTCGCTTCTGCATCGAGCGCCAAGGTCGGTGCGATTCCAATCACCAGTCTCTCCACCGGGGCGGGCGCGTGGTCACTCGAGGCCTGGGTCAATGCCGCCGCGTTCAGCACCAACGAGATCATCGCGAGCTATGGCGATGGCAACGTCGCGCATGGCTGCGCCCGGATCTGGATCGATACGACTGGCAAGCCAAAGGTCGACGACGGCACCACGAGCATCATCGCTACGAGCGCCATCTCAACCTCGGCATGGCACCACATCGTGGGGACCTACGACGGTGCGAATCTGAATCTCTATGTCGACGCTAGCTTGGTGGCCGGCCCGACCGCGGCCGCGGCGAACATCCAAGCAACGGCAAACTCAGGGCGAATCGGCTGCAACAACAGCAACGGGACGGACATCAACTTCTTCAACGGATCAATCGACGAGGTCGCGTTCTACAACTACGCCCTGACCGCTGCCCAGGTGACCGCACATTTCAACGCCGGAAGCGTGGCCACCTACCTCCACCTCGACGAGATCGCGCTGCTCCCAGCAACACGCGCGGCCGCCAAGACCGGGCCGCAGGACATCTTCCAGCAGTTCCTGTTCGACCGCGGTGTTCGTTGGCTCCAGCCCTAGATGCCAGTCGGGATCCCGGGACTTCTACGCTACCGAGTCGTAATCACCGGCCCGAATGGCTCCGAGATCACCAACGACCTCCCGCATCCACACCAGAGCTCGTGGACGATAACGGCAATGCAGCCAGGCCAGCCCTCGAGCGCTGCGGTGGGGTCCTTCACCCTTCCACTCTTCCCACCCGGGTCCAAGGAATACCTGGCCGCCAAGCCGATCTACGACCAGCTCGACCTGGCGCAGCGCGTCGAGGCGTACATCAGCCCGGACGGAGCTTCGCTCGGGAAGCTCTATCAGGCAGGGATGATCCGGGCCATCGAGAAGAGCGAGGGCGAGGGCGGAGATGTGTTCCAGCTGACCGGCAATACCGACCTGGCCTGGGCCAATTTCACCCGGCCGTTCCCAGGCGAACTTCTCAGCAACGATGTCACCTCCAACCAGATCCAGTCCTTCATGGGCACCAACGAGGTCGGATGGACCGATACATTCAACCCGTTCACGCCCAGCAATTACACGTCGGCCAGTCAGCCTGGGTTCACTGCCGGCACTTGGTCGGGCACGACTGACGATGGCTTCAACGTGGTCTCTTGCTCGACGGGAACCGGCGCCATCCTGATTGCTAAGACCGGCCTTGCCGCGGCCGATAGATGGCATTCCCATTATGTCGAGGTCACCGGGCGGCTGACTCCATCTGCCGACGGCACGCAGGCCGGTGGGATCGGGATCGGAATCACTAACAACAACGCCAATCTCAACGACGGCATGATGGGGCTCGCATCCGTCTACAAGGACACTGGCGGCCGCTACGCGCTCAGCGGGCAGATCAACGGCTTTGCGGGCGGCGTGGCATCGGCACAGGGCTTCTTCAGCGCTCTCCAGGACGTTGATGACCCGAATGGATTCGTGCCCTTCACCATCGGGGTCCTGATTACGACCGGCGGAAACAGCAACGGAACGGCGACATTGACGTTCTTCGTCAATGGCAAGGTGGTCGGCGTGAACCGCACGACCTATGTCCCCGGCACGGCGCTGCGCTACCCAGTGATCGCGTTTACGGTCCCAAACAGCGGGACGGCCACCGTCTACTACACCAACCTCGTCCACATGACCCGCTTCAGCGTCGACGGGCCCTCCAGCGCGGCCATGTTCGCCAAGGGCGCCTTCAGCGCCTCCGTGCACTCGCTCGGATTTGGCACCGATCCAGGGCCAACCTGCCTTGATGTCTGGACTCGCTGCGCCACCCGCGAGGGCTGGTACTGGCGCTATACCCCACAACCCTATGTCGTCGGCACACGCACGCTGGGTACATTGGACTTCGCTCC